CAGACACTTAAAAAAGCGTCTACTAACCCCCAAAAAGGGGGTTTTTTCGTGTACAATGGCCATATAACAAGGAAACAAAAATGCCAGTTCAACAAGAAATCAAATCACAACTCGCTAAATTACTTGCTACTGAGGACATTACTGTCGAACATAAGCAAGTACAAACTGCATCATTTAATGTTGATAGTCGAGTATTGATTCTTCCACTATGGGAAAAAGCAAGCAATGATGTTTATGATATGCTTGTTGGTCATGAAGTTGGTCATGCACTTTTCACTCCTAATGAGTGGGATTGGTTAGATGAAGGTATACCTGCAGGTGTTGTGAATGTTGTAGAGGATGCAAGAATAGAAAAATTAATGAAGCGTAAATATATGGGAATTGCTAAAAGTTTCTTTAAAGGATATACTGAACTTCATCAAGATAACTTCTTTGAGATTAATGTAGATAAAGTTGATCAGATGAATCTTGCTGACCGTGCTAATCTTTACTTCAAGATTGGTTCATTCCTTGACCTTACATTTACCTCTGAAGAACAAGAAATTATTGATCTAATTAAAAACTGTGAAACATTTAAAGACACCTTATCCGCAGCAAAAGCGTTACATTTATTCTGCAAAGAAGAAATCCAAAAACAAAAAGAAGCACTTGAGAGTCAAGAAGGAGGAGAGGACGAGATCTCTCCAAACGAACTTAGCGAAAGCACTAAAGGTAGTGGGAATATCAGCTCTGACGACTCTGACGATAATCAGTTTACCACTCCTAGTCCTGATGACAATTCTGATGTGGAAAGTGGGGATAGCGATGGCACTGGTGCTTATGGGATGGATCCTTCTGATGATTCTATAGATGATGAAGTCGTTGTTGAAACTGTTGATGCATTGGAAAGTAAACTACAAGATCTAGTTGATGCTGATTCTGTTCCAAATGAGTATGTAGAAATACCAGAGGTTAACTTAGATACTATAATTGCATCGACTCAAACAGTTCATGATCTTATTGATAAAAGTTTTAAAGAACAGCAAGAAAAAAGAGATCTAGATCTAGAGGGAAGGGGAACTGTTCTTCCAGAATTAGCAGCATTGACTCCTAAAAATTTATTTGAAGTGGTTGATAAAGAATTTTTTAAATTCAAAAAGTCTGCACAAAAAGAAGTTAACTACCTAGTTAAAGAGTTTGAATGTAAGAAAGCTGCCAGTGCATATGCTCGTGCATCTACTTCTCGTACTGGTGTTCTTGATACAACAAAACTTCATACTTACAAATTTAGTGAAGATATTTTCAAAAAGATAACTGTATTACCTGATGGTAAAAATCATGGATTAGTATTTGTTCTTGATTGGTCTGGTTCTATGAATCATATAATTCAAGATACTCTTAAGCAATTATTCAACTTAATATGGTTCTGTAAGAAAGTTCAAATTCCATTTGAAGTTTATGCCTTTACAAATGAATTTAGAGGAAGACTTGGCAATGAAGATTACACTAGTTACTCATACAGAGATAGAAGTGTTGATTCACATTATGAAGTAAAAGAAAATTTACTTGTTGTAGAAGATCAATTCTGTTTAATGAATTTCTTTTCAAGTAAATCAAATGTAAAAGAGTTAGAGCATCATATGATAAACATCTGGAGAATTGCTTCTTGTATGACAAGAAATTGCTATTATAATTATGATGTTAGATATTATGTTCCTTATGCATTAAATTTATCAGGAACTCCATTAAATGAATCTTTAATTTCTCTCTATCAAATTTTACCTAAGTTTCAAAAAGATAACGGAGTAGAAAAAGTTCAATGTGTCATACTAACTGATGGTGAAGCACATGGTGTTCCTTATCATAGAAAATATGATCGTCAGTTTGAAGAAGGAATATACATGGGTACTCGTAATGTAAGTGCTTTCTCTACCTTTTTAAGAGACAGAAAAGTTGGTAAGACTTATAAGTTTGGTCATCACTGGTATGACTTTGCCAATGTTCTTCTTCGTAATTTAAAAGATAGATTTCCATCAACAAACTTTATTGGTATTCGTCTTATTAGTAACAGAGACGCAAGAAGTTTTATTAGAATGCATGAAGGTGAAAACGAAAAGTTATTTGCTGAATGGAGAAAGAATAAATCTTGTGTTATTAGAAGTTCTGGATATGATGCATACTTTGCGATGTCTGCTTCAAATCTTGCTGATGATGCTGAGTTTGAAGTTGCAGAAAATGCAACTAAAGGTCAGATAAAGAACGCATTTGTTAAATCTCTCAAGATCAAAAAACTAAATAAAAAGGTATTGGGAGAGTTTATTTCTTTAGTAGCATGATTACATTTAAGGAATTTCTAGAAGAGAGTAGTCTCTCTAGGATAAAAAGTAAATCAGATAAAGGTGGCATGGCTACAATGTCTGCATCCAGAGCAGGTAAGTCTGCAAAGGAAAATCGTGCGAGAGCAAAACAATTAGATAAAGATATTCGTGGTAAAGGTCTAGGTGGTGCTACGAAAGTAACTGGTTCATATGTAGAGAAGGGTGATGATGGAAAGGAGAAGAAAGTAAAGGAAAGAAGTCATGTTGTTTCATCAGGTAAGATGGGCAAAAGAAAGTTTAAGAAAGCAGTTAAAAAGTTAGGTAAAAAGTATGGGCAGGATTCCGTATTGATACAAACGAAAAAAAGTGGTACACTATCTGCAACACGCAAAGGTGGACTAGGCAAATCAAAAAGAATAGGTGTGGGTAAATTTAAACCACAGGGTAAAAACCCAGAGGGACAATCACAAATTAAAGGAAAGACTTTTACTTATGGTTAAAAAACTTTACGACGACTCCAATTGGAGAGAAGAATATAAACAGTATACAAGTAACAAACGTTATCTTGAACTGTTAGAGAATGGCCCTAAACAATTATCTCAGGCATGGGTTTTAGGTGCACTATATAATGAGTGGAAAAAAATAAAGGGTTATAACAAACTTGATCCAAAAGAAAACGAAGGTCAATTGCAATCTTCATTTAAAGAATTCAATAACAAGTATGAGTGATTTTGTCAATAGACATATAGGCCCATCAATAGAACAACAGACTCAAATGCTATCGGATTTGGGTCTTTCTAGTATAGATGAACTAGTTCGTAAAATTGTTCCTGATTCTATATTATTAAGGGGTGATAATAAATTACCTGATGGTTGTAGTGAACACGAAGCACTTAGTGAATTAAAAGAAATAGCAAGTCAAAATAAAGTAAAGAGAAGTCTTATAGGACAAGGATATTATAATACAATTACACCACCAGTAATACAAAGAAATGTATTTGAGAATCCTGCATGGTATACATCTTACACTCCATATCAGGCAGAGATATCACAGGGCAGATTAGAAGCATTATTTAATTTTCAAACACTGATTACAGAACTCACTGGATTACCAATAGCAAATGCATCTTTATTAGATGAGGGAACTGCAGCAGCAGAGGCAATGATACTTGCGTATAATGCATCTAAGAAAAATACATTCTTAGTTGATAGTGAAGTATTTCCCCAAACCTTAAAAGTATTACTAACAAGAGCAAAACCATTAGGAATTAAAATTAAATTGCTTGATTGGCATACAATAGCAATGCTAGAGGATTTTGATGATGCTTTTGGAGTATTAGTTCAGTTGCCAAATAATAAAGGTAGACTTCGCGATCCGAGTGCACTTCTTCGTGTTGCAGATGTTCATAAGTGTATGAAGATCGCAGTTGTAGATCCTTTATGTCAGGTTCTCATGAAACCTGTAGGAGAGATGGGATTTGATATTGCTGTTGGTAGTATGCAAAGATTTGGTATTCCTATGGGATATGGTGGCCCTCATGCAGCATTCTTTGCAATTAGTGAAAAATATAAGAGAAAGATTCCCGGAAGAATTGTAGGGCAGTCGGTAGATAGTCAAGGTAATACAGCATTACGGTTAGCATTACAAACAAGGGAACAACACATAAGAAGAGACAAAGCAACATCCAATATATGCACTGCTCAAGCACTCCTCGCAAATATGGCAGGTTTTTATGCTGCTTATCACGGTGCGGAAGGTCTGAAAAAAATAGCAACCAGAGTATTAAAATATAGACAAACCCTACTAAAAGCATTGAGATGGTGTGGAATAGATGTTGATGATTCTGAAGGATTCGATACTGTTCGATTTAAAAGTTTTCTTGCATTAGAGGGATTTAATGTTAGATATGAAGACGGTTATACTTTAATCACAATAGATGAATGCACGACATTAGAAGAACTAAAACAACTTGTGGATTCTCAATTAGATATTACAAATAAATTTGATACAATTAATCATGTGATTGATTCAATCGGAGATTATCATTGGTTAGGTGTCCCTCTCAGAAAAAAATCTTGGTTGACTCAAGAAGTATTTAACAAGTATCATAGTGAAACTGATATGATGAGATATATTAACCAGTTAGTATCTAAAGATTATTCATTAGTGCATGGTATGATGCCACTTGGTAGTTGTACTATGAAATTAAATGCAGCAGCAGAACTGATGCCAGTGTCATGGCCTGAGTTTGCAAATATACATCCATTTGCACCAGCATCTCAAACCATTGGTTATGATATTATTATTAATGATTTAAAAGGATGGTTGTGTGAGATAACTGGATTTGATTCTATATCCCTTCAACCAAATGCAGGATCACAGGGTGAGTATGCGGGTCTGTTAGCGATACAAGAGTATCATAAGAGTCGTGGTGAGGGTTCAAGAAATGTATGTCTGATACCAGAGAGTGCTCATGGTACAAATGGTGCGAGTGCAGTGATGGCAGGTATGAAAGTCGTTACGATTAAATGTGATGACAATGGTAATGTTGATTTAAAGGATTTAGAAAAACAAGCAATCATGAATACATTTGAACTTTCTTGTATTATGATTACATATCCATCTACTCATGGTGTTTTTGAATCTTCAATCAAAGATATTTGTAGAATAATTCATGAGAATGGTGGTCAAGTATATCTTGATGGTGCGAATCTAAATGCACAAGTATGTCTTGCAAAACCATGTGACTATGGTGCAGATGTATGTCATCTAAACTTACATAAGACATTCTGTATACCACATGGTGGTGGAGGCCCGGGAGTTGGCCCCATTGGTGTTGCAGAACACTTAACACCTTTTGTTACTCATAGAGTATCATCAGCAGAATATGGAAGTGCAAGTATACTACCTATCAGTTGGATGTATATTCGTATGATGGGTGGAGATGGATTGCAAAAAGCAAGTGAGGTATCATTATTAAGTGCAAACTGGTTAGCACATCAAATAGACCCACACTTCAAAGTATTATATAAAGGTGAAAACGGTATGGTTGCACATGAATGTATATTCGATTGTCGTAACCTTCCAGTAACTGCCGAAGATATTGCAAAGAGATTGATGGATTATGGTTTTCATGCTCCTACATTATCATGGCCTGTTTTAGGAACTATGATGGTTGAACCAACTGAATCAGAATCATTAAATGAATTACAAAGATTTGTAGATGCAATGGAAATGATAAGAAGAGAAATTTATACCATTCCTGATATAGTGAAGAATGCTCCACATACTGAATCAGAAGTTTGTGGTACTTGGCAGTATGCATATACTCGTGAACAAGCAGTGTTCCCCAATAAACCAAAACATAAATTTTGGCCTGCTGTGTCTAGAATAGATAATGTGCACGGTGATCGTAACCTTGTGTGTGCATGTTCGTAGACAATAAAATAAGTGTCTACATAATATAGAAAATTATTCTCTATCAAGTATAATAGCCATATAGAAACAAATCACATTATGGCATTATTTGAAATCAAAATGACACGCGAAGAAATTATCGATGGACTAAGATCCAATTACGGTACAGAGTTTACTACTGCTGACATAAGAGGTTTCTGTGCTATGAATGATATAGCATATCAAACAGTAACAAAGAAACTAAATCAATTCAAAGTTGGTCGTGGAAAGTGGAATCTAGAAGTAACGACTAAAGCAGTTGAGAATATTGAAAACTCTTTCTCTGCTCCTTCAGTTCTACCAACAACAGAACAGAATCTAGTTCCTGATGTTGATGATACATTTGTTAAGTTTGGTTCTTTTCCTGATGTCAAAAAGATTATTCAATCTAAACAATTCTATCCATGTTTCGTTACTGGACTCTCAGGTAATGGTAAAACATTTGGTATTGAACAGGCATGTGCTCAACTTAAGAGAGAAATTATTCGTGTAAACATTACTATTGAAACAGATGAAGATGATCTTATTGGCGGTTTCCGTCTTATTAATGGTGAGACCGTATGGCACAATGGCCCAGTCATCGAAGCACTTGAACGAGGTGCAATCTTGCTCCTTGACGAAATCGACCTTGCCTCTAACAAAATCCTCTGCCTTCAAAGCGTCCTTGAGGGAAATGGTGTTTTCCTTAAAAAGATTGGAAGATTCGTTAAACCAAGATCCGGATTCAACGTACTCGCAACCGCAAATACTAAGGGTAAAGGTTCAGACGACGGAAGATTTATTGGAACTAACGTGCTCAATGAAGCATTCCTCGAAAGATTCCCAGTTACCTTCGAGCAATCCTACCCATCTCCAGTAGTTGAGGCAAAAATTCTAGGTAGAGTTGCTGCTACTCTTGGTGTAACTGATACTGAGTTTTGTAAGAGACTTGTTGATTGGGGTGACATTATTCGTAAAACATTCTATGATGGTGGTATCGAAGAGATCATTAGCACTCGTAGATTGATTCATATCTTACGTGCGTATAGCATCTTCAAAGATAAGATGAAAGCAATTCAAGTTTGTGTAAACAGATTTGATGATGAGACAAAGCAAGCATTCCTTGAACTTTATGATAAGGTAGATGCTGATGTCACACTTCCTAACGATGAAGCACAGAATTGATCCTAATACCTACATGCGTTCTAACTGGAACAATCCTGCTCCAGTTAAGTATCGCAGGGGTAATTTAGAAAACCGAATCAGTATGACAATACTATGGGTTTATTTAATCATTTACTTTTCTATGTTCTTCCGTGGTCTTATATTATTTTTAAACAGATGAAACATTTATGGGATAATTATCGACAAACCTTGTTTTCTATATTTCCTGATTTGGATTATGGAGAAACTTGGGCTAAATGGGAAAGCAAAGAAACTGGTCTTATTGCAAAAACCTATACTAACCCATATATAATAAAAGCAAGAGAGGTTGATATATTCAGTGAAAAAACTTGTATATACAATAATATCATCTATCCTAAAACAGGTAGTAACCTTCCATGTTTTGGTATGGATCTTATGGGATTTTTTGAGAAAAAAGTCATTATTGTCTTTGACTTCCAACATCCTGTAGAAAACTATTCATTCTCTGTAGAAGGATTACCTGTATATGAAGGAGACTATAGATTCTTTGAAATTGGTAATCACTTTTCAAAAAATATATACATTGCCAAATGCACTGCATCTGAAGTAGATGATCATTTAGATATGTTTAAAACATACTTGACAAAGTACAAGGAGATGTTAGAATTAGAAAGACCGACTAGTGTTGATACTAGTCAATATAAAGATTTTGATGCATACATGACCAAACTCGATCCAGTATCAGGATATCTGAAAGGAAAGTTTGGTGGAGATAAAGCAGAAAGTTTAGTAAACGATTTCTTATTTACTTATGGTTAATGCATGGAGTCTAGCAGCATCCATATTAAATGGAACATTTGATGAGGATTATCCTATGAAAGAAGAACATTCAGATGCATGGTATGATTATAAACGTAATGATCCCAATGCAGAGAATCCATTTACTGATCCAGAAGATCGGGCTAGAGCAGAAAGAGTAGTTGGTAATGGTAATACCGCAGGTATAACCACAGACATTTATAGTAACGATGAATTGGATCTCAATTTTGATCTCAATGTTGATCTTGCAGATGTAGATGATCAAAGATCACATCATTTTACAACCTATGATGATGGAATGTCATTACAATTAAAAGAAGAAACAGAAATGGATTTTGATTTTTACGAACCAATGAGAAATCATCAATACAAATATCATGAAGAAGAGATTCTAAAGGATATTGAAGAATATGTATCAAGAACTTATCAAGGACATTATACTGGAACAAAACATCAGTTCCGTAAGGTGCAAACGATTGACCTAATGGCAGCAAGAGATATTGCACCACAATTCTGTCAAGCAAATATTCTTAAGTATGGTAGTCGCTATGGTAGCAAAGATGGTAGAAACAAAACAGACTTGATGAAAGTCATACATTATGCTATGCTATTATTACACTTTGATGGGCATTATGGCGAACCATCAATGCCAACTGGCAATTTTGAACAAATGCCTTAACAATGAAATTTAGACCTATGGTTATGAAACTATCTGACAACACTCTTTCTGTGTTGAAAAACTTTTCGACTATCAATCAATCAATTCTTTTTAAACAGGGAACAAAACTTCGCACAATTAGTGTGATGAAGAATATTCTTGCAGAAGTACAACTTAAAGAAGAATTGCCAAAAGACTTTGGTATATATGACTTAAATCAATTCTTAAATGGAATGGGTTTACATCAAAGTCCAGAATTGGATTTTAATAATGATGGATATGTTGTAATTAAAGAAGGTAAGATGAGATCTAAGTATTTCTTTGCAGATCCTCAAGTTATTGTTACTCCTCCAGAAAAGGCAATTGAACTTCCTAGTGAAGACGTATCATTCACATTAAGCACAGATCAATTAGATAAGTTACTTAAAGCAGCAGCAATATATCAACTTCAAGATCTATCAGTTATTGGTGGAGATGGTGTAGTTAAAATTCTTGTTCGTGATAAGAAAAATGATACATCAAATGATTTTTCTATTGTTGTTGGAGAAACAGATTCAACATTCTCATTTAACTTTAAAGTAGAAAATATTAAAATACTTCCCGGAACATATGATGTAGTTGTTTCTAAGAAATTACTATCTCGTTTTATTAGTAAGAATCAAGATTTAACTTACTACATCGCTCTTGAACCAGATTCTACATTCGGATGAACTGTTGGCACTGTGGCACTGAATTAATCTGGGGTGCAGACTTTGATGGTGAAGACTATGGTTATGAAGACATTGCCATAGTTAGTACTCTATCATGTCCTAAGTGTCAGTCTACCGTAGAAGTTTGCTTACCAAAAGATACAGAAGAATGAAACTAACACAAGAAGTCATCGACCAGATCCAAGAGGCTATGAACCATACTAAAAAGAATGGTGATCTTAACTGGGAAGATAGTGACGAAATACAAGTTCAATTGGCAGGAACATTTGCTGCTGATAGATTTATTGTGATAAAGAATGTTACTAAGAGTAGTACATCACTTCAGAACTTCAAAGGTAAATGAAGCATATTCTATTTGAACTAAAGGGTTGTCCCTTTGTTTTATTAGACAATGAAGAGCATATTAAATTTTGTTTGTTACATGCATCAGAAGCATCATATTCTGAAGTATTGAAAATAGAAACACATAAGTTTGAACCACAAGGAGTTACTGGTTTTGCTTTACTTGCAGAGAGTCATCTGAGTATCCACACATGGCCAGAAAAAGGTGTTGCAGCATGTGACATTTTTACGTGTGGATCTCACAGTAAACCAGAAAATGCAGTACAATATTTAAGTGAGTGGTTAGAATCCACAAATACTAAATCTAAATATTATGAAAGAATTTGACTATGGACTTGATTATAAAACCATTGATTTTAAAGTTGAGGGAAATCGCAAACTTTATCGCATTGGAAGGGGGGAACAAGGAGTGCTATTGGTACGGCCTTACACTAACGATATATGTGCTTATTGGAGATTTGTAAATGAAGATATCGCTCGCAAATCTGCTAATAAGATCTACTCCATGTTTTGTAACTATAAGGAGCAACAAGACTTCATTGGAATGGATATGGCAAGGAAGTTTCTTGAAATGGGATTTACTCGCTCCCGTAGGTATGCAAATCATCCTAGTGGAAAGAAGTACGCTCGCGATGGTTCCGTATCACCGCAGTCGCCAACCGCACTACACTGTGAAAAGTCCCGTTCTGCAACTGTTTTCAAAAAAATGAGAGACAAGGTTGCTTATGATGAAAAATATGTTACAATGAGAAAGGAATGGAGAGATTCTGAATGAACATTTTTGTGACTAATCCTGACCCTGTTAAGTCGGCAGAAGTTTTGCCTGACAAACATGTGGTTAAGATGCCTCTTGAGACTTGTCAAATGTTGGCAGTCGTTTATTCAAAGTGGTATTTCAACTGGGGTAATGACTTATTACCTAAGAAAGATGGAACACCATACAACACAGAGAAAGGTGCCTTTAGGGGGCATCCTTGCACTGTCTGGGCAGCAGAAAATATTGCTAATACTGCTTGGTTGATTCAACATGGTTTTGGGTTACTTCAAGAGTATACGCATAGATATGGAAAGATACATTCTTGCCAAACTGCAATGAATGCAGCAGAGAAAGTATTTGAAGAAAAAACCGGGAGGACATTAGAATGCCACAAAGAGGCAACACCATTCGCATTTGCAGGGCCAGATGAGTACAAATATGACACAAGCATTGAC